GGCACTAGCTGCTAAATTAAATATTGCTGGTAAAAAACTAGCTAGACTTCAAGAATACTATGATGATTATGTCATTACTGATGAATATAAGAATCTATGTATTCAATCATTTGATAGAGCTATCAATGCTACAAATGAAGAAGCTGAGGTAGTAGAGGAAGAATAATGCCTAGAGTCACCGCATCAGATGTAAATGTTTCTTTAGAAAAACATGAAATTCAATGCGGTGAAAGATGGACTCAAAACTGGAATAGACTAAAAAAGATAGAAGAATCAGTAAAAGAATTAGATACAAATACTGAAGCTAAACTTAACAAAATTGACTGGTCTATTAAAGGTGGTTTGGGTGCAGTGATATTAATACTATTAAGTGGCATTATCACCTTGATTATTAAATTATGATAGATAAACTAATTCAACCTGTCGGTGACATATTAGATAAATTTGTTGCTGATAAAGATTTAAAAGTAAAACTTTCCCACGAGCTGGAGAAAGAAATAATTTCGTTAAACAAAGCACAATTAGAAGTAAATAAAGTTGAAGCAAAACACAATAACATATTCGTTTCAGGCTGGCGTCCTGCTATTGGTTGGATATGTGGTTTTTCAATCGGTTATCACTTTATCTTAGAACCTATCATTCAATACATTCTTATCGTCAATGCAATTCAATTTGAAACGCCTGAGTTTGACTTTAGTCAATTATCTACAATCGTTATGGCTATGCTTGGTATGTCAACACTTAGAACCTACGAAAAAACCAAAAAATAAAATGTACGACAACATTAAAGAAATGCTAATCAAGAATGAAGGATTGGTATGTCAACCTTATCATTGTAGTGCTAACAAGCTAACAATAGGTGTAGGCAGGAACTTAGAAGCTAATGGCATATCAGAAGATGAAGCTATGTATCTTTTAGAAAATGATATCAATAGAGTCGTAGCTAATTTAGATAAGATGTGGGAAGTATGGAGAAGTTTCCCTGTACCTGCTCAAGAGGTATGTGTTGATATGGCATTTCAAATGGGCATAGCAGGATTTATGAATTTTAGACAAACACGAGCTCTGATGGAGATGGGTTGTTGGTTAGAAGCATCAGAGGAGATTTTACGAAGCAAGTATAATACACAAACCCCTGCAAGATGTGCTAGAAACTCACGGAAACTAGCACTATGTAAAAGTGCCAAGAAAAACATCAGACCAACATCAAGCTAATTCTAGACTTGGTGCATTAGGAGAATCATTAGTCCAAACCTTCTTGCTTGAGTACGCTGACTTTTGTTATCCAACCCAAGAAAAACATCCTGCTGATTTGGTTTTTGAACTGAATCGCTGTATGTACACCATACAAGTAAAAAGCAGAAGAGCCACTAAACAAAATAAGTTTATCTTTGCTGCTGAGAACTCAAGGTCACAATCAGAAACCTACAAGAATTATCATTGTGACATACTAGCTTTTGTTTTTTTCTATGATGACCAAAAACGAATCATGTTCAAAGCAAATACATCATCACAAAACTATTTTACTTTTGATAAGAAAGCTATCACTGAATCTATGGAATTAGATTCTCTAAAAGAAACACTAGACAATCTAAGTTCAGTACCAGTTCTAAATCCTATAATTTAATACTTGCTCTTTATATATTTATATATATAATCTTACTTATGTTTTTAAAAGTAAGGAGTTAACAACATGAAATGGGATAAAGCATACCACTACAAAGGCTACAAGATAGAGAAGGATTTTGACCATAATGGCAGAATGACACTATGGACTGCTAAACCTCATGACGAGTTTCTTAAAAAGAGAAGTGAGCTAGAGAAGCAGAAGATAGTAAAAGCATGGCATGGTAATGAGTGCTTCTGTTCTGAGTGTACTTACACTGAGCAAGAGGGTGAACATAACAGCAAGATTGATAGCAACATCAGAAGTCTCATCTTATCTATGAAGGTCAACAGCATCACTTGCAACACCATGAAAGAGTGCAAAGCTGAGATAGATAGCCTAGAAAAATAAATTAAAATATTTACAAATAAATGTTTACATTTATATACAAATATATATAATAGGGGTATGTTAATTAAAAATAAGGAGTTAAATAACATGACACAAACAGCAAAAAAAATAGAATCAGGACTTTATGAGTACAGAGGATATTCTATAAAAAACATAAAAGGTGCTACTTACACATGGTGGGATATAGCAAAGATACCAGCAAGTGGTGATGTTTATGATGCATACGAAGCTCACGATGCTACAGATACTTTAGCAGAAGCAAAACAGTTTATTGACACTACATATTGTAAGGTGTGTGCATAATGACTAGATACACACTACAAGTTCAACTACCTAGCTTAGGCTGGGTGGTTGCTATCAAGACTAGCGACTTATTCTACATGGCTAGTAAGAGAGCAAGATTAATTGCAGAGGGGCATAAGGTTAAATTAACTAAGGAGAAGAAGTAATGCAAATTAATTATGATAAAGAAAATTCAGTGGAATTAATTAAACTTGCATTAATATTTGCAAGAAATAATAGTAATCAATTCTTCAAAACTAGATTGTTAAAACAAACATCTTACAAACACAATGAATTAGATAATCTAACTGATAATTATATATTTGATAATAAATTAAGTTTAAAGGAGAGAGATTAATGAACCTAATGTGCAATACCAAACATGGTGCTATTGAATGGAGATGGAAAGACTTAGGTCAACCATCTCCTGAATACAAATCATTGAATCATCAATGGTGGATTCCTAAGAAGTCTGAATTTGAATTAGTTACTAAAGTTGATGCTTCTATTAAACAAGAAATCAAAGATGAGATTTGGGAAGATATGCAATCTGATTTTGAGTATCAGAAAAGCATTTATAAATTACATAAATTAAATAAAAAGAATTTAAAGTAAATGTATACATTTATATATTTTTATATATAATGGGTAGTATGTTGATTAAAAATAAGGAGTTAAATAACATGAACAAATACGAAAATCTAGAAAACTTAATCAAGCAACTTGATAACATCAATGCCGAGTATGAAAAGAAGATGGATAAGCTCAGAGCTAAACAAGATAGAGATGCTAGCTTTATGTGGCAAAGAATCGCTATTGAGAAAGCTAAGTTAAGAGAGGGGAATAAATAATGAGATATGAATTTTACATCTATACAAAAGATGGTGAAGATACTTGGAACTGGAGCATTGATAATTGGAATCTTGTTCAAGATGACATAAAACAAAACCAGCATGATAAATCTTTTAGCGTAGAAGTTCAGAGATGGCATGGTGATAGTGATTTTGATTTTGTTGAGATATACCCAAAAGACGATTCAAAATATCTACCACTTTATATTCAACAAAAAGTTAAACGAGCATTACAAGGGGGTAAATAATGGCTAAATTAGAAAGAGGACAAAAGGTCTACTACAAAGACTGGACTGATAACGACAAAATCTATCCAGCAAAGGTAATACATTGTAAATACAGATATGTAATTATTGATGTATTGATTAATGAACTTAGCAACAAATGGGAGAGATGGGAAGTCAACATTGAGGACTGTAAACCTACTGACGATTTTGATATTGTCAGACCACTTGGTGCTTGGTTAGGAGAGATGATTCAATATAAAGAAGGAGTAAAAGCATGATTGAGAGTCCACAAACATTAATAGTATTAGCTGTTATGTGCTACTTAGCTTATGGAGCAGCTTTAATTATTAATGACAGGAATAACAGAAAATGAATGTAACATTTAATTTATTAGGTGGTGGTGAATTAAATATCCCACCAAGAGCAATCAGTGGTTTTTATAAAGACCAGTTCACCAGTGAGGTTATTGTTGAGGTTGGTGAAGATGAATACAAAGTCAGGGATTCACTTGATGAAGTTAAATACATTTTAGGAATAGCAAGATGAAAATAGAATCACTAAAGAAGTTTGAATCTAAGCAAAAAGGTCAGGCTCTAATTTATAAAGACATACCTAATCAAGACTATCATGCTGGCGTAGGAGTTAGCTCTAGTTATATCAGAAGGTTTGGTCAGTCTCAGCTTCATGCTGTTGAGCATAAGCAAGAGGAATCACCAGCACTAAAGTTTGGAACAGCAGCTCATTCTTTATTAGTAGAAGGACAAGAAGCATTTGATAAAGAAGTCAAAGTAATTACTGGTTCTCCATATACAAAAGCATATAAAGAAGAGAAGGCAGAATATGAAGAAGCTGGTTATATAGTCCTAAAAGAAGATGATGCAAAAGTTATACAGGGCATGAGGGACAATATGATATATGAGGGTAATGCCTATCTAAATGCAAAAGGCAAGATAGCAGAAGCAAGTGTTTACTGGTATGAAGATGATGTGCTTTGTAAGTGTAGACCTGATTTAATGTGTCCACCTTTAGATGCACCTAATTCAGATAACAAGATTGTGATAGTAGATTATAA